GTAATTGTAGGAGTAACTGTCCTTGTGGGTGTAGTAGTTGGCGTAACAGTACTTGTTCGTGTAATTGTAGGAGTAACTGTCCTTGTGGGTGTAGTAGTTGGCGTAACAGTACTTGTTCGTGTAATTGTAGGAGTAACTGTCCTTGTGGGTGTAGTAGTTGGTGTAACCGTAGGAGTAGATGTCGGAGTTCTTGTGGGTGTTTTTGTTGGTAGAGGTGTTTTTGTTGGTAAAGGTGATATTGTACTTGTTGGTGTTGTGGTCGGAGTTGGTGATGGTAGTATTGAAATCGGTTTATCAGTAGAACAACAATCAACTGAACTTTGATCATAAATTGAATCGATAATACCTATTTTTATTTTTTCTGTTATAGGAAAAATTTGAGATCCGTAATTGTTGGATATATTAAACTGCCCGAAATAAGACCCTATTTTTTTTGTGTAGTGTGAAGTAAATTGATAAGATAGTATAATTTTCGAATCAGTTATTTCATAACTGGCAATATCTTTCAAAATTCTCTTAACACCTGTATTTTCCTCTTCCATTGAAAAGAAAATGGTAGAACCTGTAATACTGGTTAATAAACCGTTATACAGATTTCTACCATCAACAAGTAATTCAACCTTGAGAATTGGTAAACTAGAGGATTTTTTTATAAAAAAATTTATCATAATATATTATAAATATACTATGATTCTTTTCTTAATTTTCCGTCGTAATGATCAAATCGATTATGTTCTGTTGGTGTCAAAAGGAGGATTCCCGGTGTAATTCTGTCTTTAAGAGTTTCTTGGTAAATGTAAGACATCCATGTTTGCTCATGAGGATGTGCCCAAGTAGTTTCTAAAAACATTTTTTTATTTCCTTCTCTCGTCACAATTTGTGGCCAATTTGAATAATAAACTTCTCCGCTGGCATACGGTATACCTTTGTAACTCTTGATGTTTTTAAATGAAGTTTTGGGTGCATTTGGATCTAAACCATGAGTAGGTAATTTATTATATTCGGGCCATTTTTGGTTTCTAAAGTCTTGAGGTACATTATACCAAGACCACTGTGTTGAATTATCTCCGTAAAATTCCGTAAAGTTGAGTTTTAAGAAATCAAATCCTTCATTTTTTGTAATTTCCAATGATTTAGAATATATTTGTGAAACTTTCCTACCAAAACCATTTTTACAAAAATCCTCTACACCACCATAAAAAAACATATCATCTTCAAAGAAAAACATAAAATCTGAATCACTCTCTTCAAAATGTTCAGCAATATATTGTCTTCCCCCACAAATACCTAAGTTTTCAGGAAATTTAATTTGTGTAAACTCATACTCTTCACAAAGTTCATCATAATGATTATCAGTACTTCTATCTGTCGAGTTATTCAATAAATATTTTTTTGGCTTTTCGATGAAATCGTCATCATAATGAATAAATGAATTTATTAATTTTTCAAATTGTTTTGGACTATTGAAGGTAATAACGTAAACTGAAGTTTTATTTAAGTCTAAACTTATATTCTTATTTAATATTGTTGTTTCGTTTTTCACTTTGAGACTGGAATTTTTTAAATCCTCAAAAAATTTACTTAATAATCCATTTGATTCAATTTCAAAATAATCAAACTGTTGGGGGTATTTGTAAACCATTATTGAAAAAATACTTTCTTCAGTACCCATAAAACCTCTATTTAGAGTGTCATTGGTGAAACCATAGTAAAGATTCATAGCGTCGGATATTTGATCTTTTGGACCACCGAAAAAACCACCTCTAGCCACTTTTTTAACTTTAGTACCGGATAATTTACAAATTTCATCGTAGTTAAATCCGTGAATTTCACCATCCGCATCATACGGGAAACAAACAAAAGAAAATTTGTTTATAAATTTTGGTAATTTTTCCAAAACTTTGTCATGCGTAAAATAACCAAGGTGAACAGTATTAGTAATTCCAGCATCTAACCAAAACATATATTTCGAATCAAACTGATCCATTATTTTGGCATCATTTAATAAAAACATTTTTTGCATAACCAAAGGATTATACATTTCCAATTTAGCTTGAGTAGATTCACTTAACCACCCTTTTTGATTGAACCAGTTAGGATCCGTTCTGATTGATTGTATTTTTTCATAAAAATTACCTTTGAACCAATCCAAGTTTCTTTCAATAAATTGAATTTCGTTATGTGTTTTGTGTACATTAACAAACTCCCTCAACTCTGAATCACCAAATATGATCAAATTGGTAGGTATTTTGAGAATATCCTTGAACTTACTCAAATAGTGTGATTCAAAATCACGTCCCCATCCTTCAGATAAAGCACCTCTACCTAAATCCCATAAACCTGTTACTAAAGTTACGTTACTCATCATTCTTTAACTTTACAAACCCAAGCTGCTTTTTTAAATAAATCATAATCATAGAAAGACAGATTGTTTTTTTGAGATTTACTTACTATGTCAGATTCTTTAATTTCACACCAATTCCAAATTTTATTTTTCATTTCATTTTCAAATACCTCGTCATTTAAGCAAAAATCATGTGCCAATATAAAGTCACCGACCTTTAAAAAATCAGATAATAAATTAAATTCTCCGATTTTATACCCTCCGTCACAAAGTACTATAGTTATACCATCTTCCCTTATGAAGTCAATGACCTCCTGATTAACATTAGTCCAATCATCTGAAAAAATGTTTTCAACACGAACGTCAATACCTTTTTCAATCATTTCTCTATACCAAGGTCTTTCGGAAATATCATATGATAGTATTTTGACATCTAATTTGAGTTCTTTAGTAATTATATCTAAAAATTCAGTAAAACCACCCAAAGCAGTTCCTATTTCTAAAATCCTCTTGGGTTTTACTCTTGAAATAAAGTCATAGAATACTTGGTACGCCTCGTGAGTTTGTTGTGCCGAATGATAGTCAAAGGCCGATAGACTGTCATTATCTATCAAGTTTGTAAATTTAGTAATTCTTGTTTGTATATTCATATTTAAAACTTTTTATGTAAGTTATTAGATTTATCATAAAATTTAAAACAATTTGGTAACAAGTATCTAAAAGCTTCGTAATCCCATTTCATATCAGACTCCAAAGCAGAAACACCTATTTCGAATCCGTCAGGGTAATTCCTTATATTATTTTTTATAGAGTACCACAAAAACTCCTCCCATCTCCTAACGAAAAATCTGAATTTCCAATTATTTTTAAACACTAAAAATTGTTCATTAACTACATGAGCTTCATCCCATTTATTATGATCGAAGACGTTATAATCAAATAATTTCCTGTCAAAAAAACAATTTTGTAAATCTTTTTTGTGGTCACCAATTTTGGCAGGTCTTTCAAATAATAAATCTAAATTATTTTTTTCCATATAATTGAACATGTTAATAATTTTTTGTTCACTAAAACCTTCCGAAGTCATCCAATCGGCGTCGTTAAAAATGATGTAGTCAAATTCCTTATCTAAACAATATTTGAGGGATAATACTTTTAAATTCAAGTAAAATGAAAATCCAGCACCGTCATCGTGATATTTGTCTAACTTAAATAAATCTAAATTGATTCTATCACTTACATCCATCGATTCGTTTGTTGTAATATTAAAACTTGCTGAACATTTTTCACTTAATTGATTATAACAATTGATTGCATTTTCCAAGTACGAATTACCAACAGCCAACGTTGTAAAAATGTATTTCATGATTCAACAATTTTCTCTAGAAAATTAAGTGTGTAATCAAAATCATAGTAAATTGGTAATTCATTATTCAAAAAAAGAGGGGCTTCAATATATTTTTTATACAAATTGTCGTCATTATCTATTCTCTTGATTAACTCCAAAAAATCATTCAAATCCGAAAAATTATGCAAATTTACGAAACTATCAGGGTTAAATCCCTCCTCTAAAATATATTGATTCCCGTAGAAAATAGGAATAGCACCCGAAAAAAAAGCATGATATAACTTTTCCTGTAATATATAATCAGTATTTGTGTAGTGTATTGCAATATTAAATTTATACTTTTGAAAAAACTGTATTTTTTCTCTGTAAGTCAATCCATCGTTTCTTCCAATATAAACTTGATTCAACCATTGATATTTGTTCAGTTCATCTTTTGGATCTATATTTTGTCTCCAAGGGCCTGATGACGTAACCATCTTATATTCATTTAATTTGTCAAAGACTAAACCTCTAAATTTATTATCTGATGCCTGTGTTATTGAACAAAATCCTGTGTTTCTATTCTTAATTTGATCAATATTCCTCTTTTGAGTCAACCAAGATAATGGACTATCAACCAATCTTGATTCGTCATATAATGTCCACACATCGAACACACCAGATGGTTGTCTCAAATATCTTTCGTGTTCAAATTTATTGTAACCTATCGCCCACTGATTGTCATTTGCAAATATAGGTCCTGAAAAATCGGCGACTTCACCTGAAACATAAATAAATTTTTTATTCTTATCATTCTGTCTATATTCTGTAGGTAAATGATTGGTATATGTATCGATTTGTTCTCTATTATAGTGTAGATCCGAGTGTATTACAATGTCAGGATTAATTGGATCAATAAGTACATTATATTTTTTGGATAGTACAAATTTAAAGTAACTCATCCAACTGTGTTGACCGTGATTTGGAAACCCTTGTCTAGTTATTCTGATAGTTTTCATTAATAAATTGAGTTAATTTTATGGTATTATCGTTGAAGGGTCCATTATCATGAATTATAAACGCATTTGAATTTAACAATGTTACTTTATTATTTTCGATTTCTACATAGTCTTTATTATCTAACGTACTGAAAAAGAAGTTTTTTTCTTGATCGATGATAATATCATCATTCAATAGATATTGAATTGTCCATCTTCCTTGATCATCAATACCCGTTTGATATTCTTTAGTAATAATATCCTCTAAATGATAGATTATTTTTTCAGTGTATCCGAAATATGTACCTGAGTTAAGATATTTGGAATTGTTTATAGACCTTTTTTTTTCATATAAGTGAGTATAGTTAGTCGGTGGCCACAAACCCTTCTCAGCTCCCATAACTATACTACAATTCAATGAATGAAAATCTTCAACTATATTTTTTGGTGAACCGATAAAATTTGTGTCCGTGGCATCTAAAAATAGTATATATTTATACTTCCCAAGAATTTGAGATTTAATGTATTCTAAAAGATTTACTATTTTATAGTAATACAGTTTGTCATAGTAAGATCCATTCTTAACCAAACCAGAATTTCTGACTATGTGAATATCCTCAGATGAAAAATATTTCAACGCGTTTTTATAAAAAGATGGTTCGTAATAATCAGGATAGTCAAATAATACTGTAATCAGGCAAATTTTTTCATTTTCCATATTAATTATCCAATTGTCTATAATATTCATTAATTAAGTTACTATCTGATTGAAACGGTATACCATTTCCGAATACTTTTATAGGTATTTCCTTTTCCCAAAAAAAAGAAATTTCCTTACCTTTATTTTTCATCAAGATTTCATCACTTCTAACATCATTTTCAATCCAAGAAAATTTTGGAAAAATAACAACTTCATTGTTAATAATTTCTAAAAATTGTTTATGATGGGCATTACCACGATATTTATTTTGGTATAAAAACGAAAATTCATCATATTTTGATGGTGACGCAATAAACCCCTCAAGTGATATTTTAGTCAACAAGTCTGTTAATTCCAAAGGATTAAATACATCTTCAATTGTGTGTGAGCAAATAGAGAAATCAAATTTTCCATAGGTTTCGACATATGATAATATCTCACCCCATGTGGTTTTATCTTCCAAATTCAAATTAAAAAAAGTAACATCATCCTTATTGACAACAATCGAATCGGCAACAAATTTACACTCAGGATAAGACCAAAACATGTAAGATGCACCAACATCAACTGTTTTCAAATTGTTGTCGGATATATATTTTTTTATGTCTTCCCTTTTACCACCGGTGGTGTTATATGTCCAACTTTTTATCATCTTTAATCAAAAAAAACAACACCAGTCCCTGATACATGACCCAAGTTGGTGATTTCCATTTTATCTTCATTTATTGTCTCCCAAAACTGAGACATTTCATTATTCAAACGTATGTCGTCTAATATCAATATTCCATTATAATTAATTTTTTTCAAATAGTTCAAAAAAATAAGTTCAAAATCTCCTGTATGGAAAGTATCTAACAGAATTATTTTGGAATCTAATATGATTTCTTTGTATTTATCACTCATTACGTCATCGACTATAAACTCAACATTTTGCGGTTTTTCTTTCAATTGTAATTGATCTGTCAAATTAAATGAGTAAACTTTATTTGTTTTGTTTGCGGCCAAAGCCAATGCTGAACAACCTAATAAAGTACCGACATCAACAAATGATACACCATCAAAATAATTGGATAAAAAAGTTAGTAGTCGATAGTGTTCCTGAGATGATTTTTGTAAAAAATAATTTTGATATTCTTCATTATTGATTAAAGAATAAGATTCCATTTTCAACTCATCCAAGTCTTCATTTTTTAAATTGAGAAATAAATCTTTCATTTTTTTATAAATTTCCTGTCATTCTTTCACCCCACCCTTTAGATTCAGAGTGTGGCCAAACAACCCAATATGCAGGTTTTTCTTCAGCATTGAAAGTTCTCCAAACTTTACAATACCCGTCAGGATCTCTAAAAAACCCTTGAATTTCGTGTTTATCCGCATCCTTACGGTATATTGTTTCATCCTTGTGATCATGGAATGCAACCACCCAAAAATCATAATCTCTTTCGGGAACCTGATCATAGGCAACATCGATACAATGTTTGAATTGTTTTGTGAATGAGTTGATCCAGTCTTCCTCCGTTTCGTAATTATTTGGATTTGGTGGATATTCCTTATCCAAAGTGTATTTTTGAACCGCTCTTTTACTAAAGAGGAGACCTGAATATTTTTCATAATCTCTTAAAGTTCTGACGGGACCAAATCCAAATTGACCTAAGTCAACCATTTCTTCACCATCCATACCAAAAAGTTGTCTGTTTCTCTTATGAGAATGATTGTTCTTTTCAACCCACTTCTTATCGTCATCCCACTGTTTGGTTCGTCCTTTTCTTGTGTATTCGTGATAAACAACTACCTTGTGAGGGTGAAACAAATCATATCCGTGAGTGTATGCTCTTGCTGCGATGCTGATTTCCTCTCCGTGGAAATAATATTCAGGGTCGTGTTGAACTTCTTTTGAAAATTTTCCGAGTGTGAAGCAAAAGTGTGCGGAATAAAATCTAGCGGGAACTGGTTTGGTTAGTTCAGTCCAACCAGGTATTGTTTCAGGTAGGAAGAAAACTGCACCCTCGGGGATAAATCTATCGAATGCCATTCTCCAAGGATCTCTTGCTCTTCCTGCGGGGTCATTATCAGGATCAAATGAACTTACATATCCTGTTAGAAGTGGTTTCTCATGTCCATCTTCTTGTAGTTGGTCAATCATATCGATCAAAGTGGTGTCCCAACCCTTTTCGAATCTCATATGTGAATCGATTTGGAGGGTATAGGTTTCATTCCTATAAAGTTGTTGGATAAGGTGTCTCGCCCAACAAGCTCCGTTTGATTCTTCGTAAGGTATATCTAAAATTCTGAATCTATCATCATTTCTAAATTCTTCTAATTTATCAAAACCGTCCTCTTCTTTATATTGTCTTGCAATACCAAACCTTAATTTTTCGGGTCGATCGGCGTTTGAAATCATATCCCTAACTGTGTTTTCTAATTCGGGATCTCTGTATGATGCTATTTGGACAAATATAGTCACTTTAATTATGTTTGAAAATTTATTTTATTCAAATCATAAATTAAGTTTTGAAGAGGTAAATATTAACTATTAACTAATCCAGATTGACAATAAGTAGAACCATCAACAGTTATTGTGTTGTTGGAGTTGAAACCTTGAACTTGGTAAGTACTGACATTATTAAGATCTATAAAATTCAATTGAGATCCATCCCACGCTTCAATTCCCATTAAGGCCGCAACCCTATCGATTCTATTGAATATTCCTATATCAATGCCTGAACTCATAGTTCCACCGGCAAAGTTCAGACCAACAACTTTCCAAGTTCCTCCGAAATTTCCAAAAACCGCGGAACCCGAATCACCGGGTATTGATGGGTCAGGACAATCTTGATCTACTCTAGTATAGGCAATTTGATTTGCAAATCTCTTACCCCAAACGTATCCGTCGTTGTTTTTTCTATATCCATTAACCATAGATGAATAATTTACATATAATGCTTTTAGTCCACACAATGAACCTTCTTTCGGTCCTGATGATCTACCGGACGCGGCTAAAGGAATATTATTTGTTAAAATAGAATCAAGCTCAGCGGTTGTTGCAAATACAGGGGGTGTTGTAAAACTCAATCCATATTGTTTGAAAGATTCACTATTTGACAATACACTTTCTTTTAAAGCCACTAAACAACAATCAATTTCAGCCGAACCAGTATTATAAAGTAAAGTACAATACATAACACGGCCTAAGTTATAAAAATCTGTTTCGTAAGATGAACTTTCACCTGGTTGATAAATTTGTTCAATTAGGGAGTTATAATCAAACGTACAAGGTGGTTCTTTACAAAGGTCATTTGCATTAAAATGTACTTTTAGTGCAACGTGTAAATTAGTAACACCAACCAATGCACCTGTTTCAGTATGTTTAGCCAAAAAACCAAGAGTTCCAATACCATCAGTTGTTTTTCTTATTGAAATACCACCCTTTATTGGTCTTATATAAGATCTATTTGGTACTGGATTAAAGATACAGGTTGAATTAAATTCTGTTGGACAAGGATGAACGTTCAGTGTTGTACTTTCAACAACATCGGTCTTCAAAATAGTCCCACCAACATTTATTCTCGATGGTATTAGATCACTTTGAGTTAAATTTTCTATTGGTTTTTTTTCGTCAACAAAAAAAACTATAGATAATTCATCAGTAACCACACCATTTTTGATTTTTTTTCCCAAACAAATTGAATCATTGTTATATTCTATCTTTAAATTTTCAATTGATTGGAGTAAATTGTTCGTTTCCATTTTTACAGCGTATTAAATCTAACAAAGACAGTTCTTATACCCGAAGCGGTAGGTGTTTCTGAAATAGAAGGCGTAATTGATGGTGTTATAGTAGTTGTCGGTGATACGGTTGGAGTTTGAGTCTGAGTTGGAGTTTGAGTTGGTGTTGGAGTAGTTGTCACCGTTGGTGTCGTCGTAACTGTTGGTGTCTGTGTTGGAGTTTGAGTGGGGGTTACACTTGGTGTTTGTGTTGGAGTAAGTCCAGGTGTAACTGTTTGACTTGGAGTTAAAGATATTGTTGGTGTGATACTCGGAGTAATAGATGGTGTAGGGGTTTGTGTAGGTGTTTCTGTGGGTGTTACTGTTGCCGTGGGTGTAGGTGTTTCTGTGGGTGTGGGAGTAATTGTTTGAGTAGGTGTTATTGTTTGGGTAATTGAAGGTGTAAGTGTTGGTGTTACTGTTGGCGTATTTGTTGGAGTTTTGGTGACCGTTGGTGTAACTGTAGGTGTTGGGGTTGGTGATGGTGTTGGTAAAGGTTCGAAATTTTCACAATCCAAACAGAAATAATCAAAGAGATCATAAGTATTTCTTAAAATTCTGTTATTGTGTTGAACTTGTCCACCATTCAATGGTTCGGCATAGAATCTAAATTCTGAAATTGCACCATCAAAAGTTCCCCCAAAGTACTTTTCTAATAAAATACCGGTCTCTAATTGTGAAAGTGATGTACCTGACAAAACTGTATCGGGAAATAACTCAGGATCCTGTTGGTAAGTGGTTCCTGTACAACTATTAAATGTTAGATTCTCCCTTAATCCTTGAGTACCACCACCCCATGACATTGAATAACTTACACCGATTTGTTTTTCTTTTTCGGTATTCAAAGGTCTTGGAATAATTTCCTCAAAGTTTTCTACGATCATAAATAAATAACCATTGAGATATACTTTCAAAGATCCAAGTCTTTTATCTTTTGAGTCAATGAAATCTCTATTCATAACGACTCTTTGGACGGGGTATTCTTTTTCTTGGTCGTGAGTATAAGGTGGTTGAATTAAACTTAAAGTGTCACCTCTTTCAGTTGCAGGGTAAATTAAGGAACTCATTTCCCCAATTCCACCTTCATAGAATAAGTCACATCCCTCGTAGAAAGTATATCGTTTGAATACGACATCAACCTGTAACCATTTTTCAGTATTCAAAAAGTCAGTTTGGTTGGTACTTCCCGAACAGAAATCGTAAATTCCAATATTGGAATAAATGTTGTTGATTGTATATCCTGTTAAATAATATTCGTGTGTTTCACAATCCGCAGTTGTTTGACATGCTCCCGTGATGGTAATTGTCCTTATATTAATTTTTGGGTTTTTTGGGTCACCCGATAATCGTATTGCAAATGAATTTGATAATACATCTATCGTTGGATCTTTGGGTGGTATGGCAACCACTTTGTGTTCACATGCATTTCCACAAACGGTACAATCCGTTCCTTGATAGGTGTCACCTGATATTGGGTAAACATTGTAACAATCTGAAGTGAATGCCGTCAAAGTACAAGAACAAGTTTTCAAACAACTTAATTCTTCGGTTACTCGTGTATAAGCTGTGTAACTTTCAGGATGACCTGTGGCATAATGATAGAATTTATCTTCCGCTCTTGTCCCCATATAGAAGAAAATCCCTGCGTTATTTGGATAGATTTCGTTTAGAGTGGTCTCACCTGCGCCGGGTTCAAATTCATCATATATTCTTGGCTTTATTACCGTCTCCATAGACCATCCGAGTTCATATCTTTCGGGTAATATTTGCCAATCATATTCGTATAGTTTGTAAAAACCTTGATAAAAACCACCATATAATTCTTGGTAGTATCCTATACCCGCCTCTTGTTTTGAAACTATATTATATAGGGTGTTTGCCGTTATACCTGAAAATCTTGAGTTGGGTGATCTTACATTTGATGTGACCGAAATTAATTTAAGATGTCTATCGTATGTTAATCTGTCAAATTTGTTAATTGAATCTAATAATCCTCTTGTGTAATAGAGTGTTTCACCACTCATTCTGTCTGTGAGTCCATTGTCAATTCCTGTTAATCCAACATCACAAATTCCACTCAACGAGTAACAAGATGCATCAACTAAATCAGGAAAAGGATAGAACTTATCCGATACTAAATTATTATCAGTTTCAAAATCATCGTAAAATAATTCGAGTTGAGGTGAACAATCCGGATCCCACAATCTTATATTAACAGGTAATACATTTCCGTCATCAAAACCGATCAAATTTGTTGAAAATACGGTCTCCTGATCATATTCAATTTCATCTTTAGATAGATAAAAATCATAATACTCAGAAGTATCCAATCTCAATTTAATGGAGTTGTTGGAATGATTTCGGATATTTTGTATTCCCACGGATTCTTTTTTTAAAATAAATACATCTCACCTTGTATTTATAGATAAAAAAACTTAATGAAACTTAAGGGATATAAGTTAGAAACAACGGCCGAAAAAAAGGCAGAAGAACTCGGTTGTGAAGGAACTCACAAACACGGTGAGGTCTTTATGCCATGCAAAAGTCACAAACAATATGTTTCAAAATCAAAGGAACCCAAAAAACAATATGTTTCAAAATCAAAGGAACCCAAAAAAGAATTGGATGAATTAATTGATTTTGATGGAACTATGAACAGTTCTAAAATACCATTTGGACTTAACCCAAAACTTCATCCAAGAAAAACGATGGATCAAACCATTCCAAACGCAAGAATTACTAACGATCCACTATCAAGAGGTTTCAGAGCTTTCGGAGCTTATTTTTCACCTTCGTTGAAAGAAGTAAATTTTGAAGATGCATTTGGTTATGAAGAAACCAAATTTATGGACGCGGAAGATACAATTAAGTACCTTGAAAAAGAACTGGGTATGGATGTTGCCGATGCTGAAGATAGAACCATAGAATTCGGAAAAAAATCAGAAATGGACGAAAAATCACCATACAAAGACGATCCAAATTTCGTATCAAGAAGTGTTCTAAAAGAAAGAGAAATTCAAGAAGAACAACGACAAAAAGCGATTAAGATGGTGGAAGATATCTTGGTTAGAAAATCATCAAAAGATAATGATGTTAGTGATAAAGAACCAAAAACATCAAAAATCTTACAAAGAAATATAAAATCCATCAAAAAATTGGCAGACAAAGAAGGATTAACAATGTCTGAATTATTGAAATTAATAAAGAACCTATGAATAGTTCACTCTACGGAAAACAAATAAAGGTTCCACAAGAACTTATAAGTCTTCTAAAAGAGAAACAAAAACTCGGTGCGGGAAAATCCAAAGAGGAATTATCTCAAACTCAAGGGTGGAAAAGAAATTTGGACTTGGTAAAGAAGGGTATGTTGACATTCCAAAACTTGGAGAGAATTCAAAATTGGTTCAAAACCAACCCGAAAGAAGGATTGTCGTTTGAACTTCTCGGAGGAGATAAAATGAGGAGTTGGGTTACTGGTATACTTCAGTCTATGAGAGAAAAAGATAAGAAGTCATCCATTATTCAAAAACATACAAAACCTGATACAGATCTCAATCCTATAGTTCCAAATGCATCTGACAATACACATCAGAGTCACTTTAAACAACTTGCCCCTGAAAATATAAATGAGGAAATAAACAGAATAAAAAAATTAATAAATTATGGAAGCAAATGATAGATTAGATTTTGCACAACCTGCAAATGAATTGAGTAAAATCGCTGAACAACAAAGAGGTATATTATTCCCAAGAAATGATTTCTCACCTCGTTCACAGAGTTATTCATCCGTTCACCCTGACGCTCTTGCTGATGGTGATGATATCGGAAGAGGAACTGGATTTTACTTGGATGTTTATAATGTTCAAGCCGGTACTTCATTAGATACTGCTGAAAGAACAAATAACATCAAGATCAATAAGTATAACAAGGACAAAGGTTATACTATTCCTGAATAATGAAGTTATTAGAGATATTAAAAAAACAAATTATTCTTGAGGTCGCGTCCCAAAAAGACCTTATAGACGCAATACGCAATAAAAATATTATTGTCATAAACTATGATGGTGATGAACCGGGAGGTAAAGGATTGAGAGAACTCGAACCAGTATGTTTAGGAATATCAAAAAAAGGAAATTTGGTGTTGAGAGCTTGGGAAAGAGAGGGTGCATCACATACATCTACAATAGGTAAACAACCCTTACCAGGTTGGCGTTTATTTATTGTACCTAAAACATTTTCTTTTAATCTAACAGGTGATAAATTTACTGAGGCTCGTCCAGGTTATAACCCAAACGGTGACAAATCTATGACGAGAGTATTTAAAAATGCAAAATTTAATTAAGATGTCAAACGATATGAATTCCCTGATGCAGAAATTGGCAGTTTCCAAAAAAATAATGGAGAGACACGACAATATGGGTCGTGGTGAGGTTAGACAATCTCCAAACATCAATATCCCGTCAGAATATAAAGAACCAATATACAACATTCCCGCGCAACCCAAAGTATCGGAGCCAGAGATCAACGAACAAAGAATTATGAGCTCGAATCTTCCTGATGAAATCAAAAGATTGATGATTGAAAATCCTATAGCAAAACCTGACTCATACAGTGCAACATTACCAGATGAAATTATTGAAGGTGCTGCGAAATTAATTCAAAGTCAATCAGGGACTCAACCCAAAAAACAATCATCACAAAGTCCGATTATTGATGAAAGTTTCAAGACTATGATCAGAAATTTAGTGAGAGATACAGTTAGAGATGTTATCAAAGAAGAATTTGGTGATATAAAAGGAATGATCTCTGAATCCAAGGTTACTAACGAAACAATGAAGCTTTCGGTAGGTAAACATATTTTTGAAGGTAAGATTACAAGTATCAAAAAACTTAAGTAACCCTTTTTTTATTGAGAGTTTTTAATTATACTTTCAATAAAAAAATATGTCAAAAAAACGAATTTTAGTATTACCGAGCGACAGAACAGGTGTTGGTAAGTTTCGTTCTGTTCAACCACACACTTATCTACAACAGCAATATCCCGACGAATTCCATATTGATATTATGTACGATATCAGTATTGACGATTTGAATTTCTTCAAAAATTATGATATTGTATCATTTCATAGATCACTTAACACAAACTATGAAAAATCAAGAGAAGTAATCGGACAACTCAAACAGATGGGTATTAAAACTGTCTGTGATATTGACGATTATTGGATGCCGGGTATGGAACACCCTGCTCACGCAATGGTTGTTGAAAGAAAGTTTGATAAAATAATTGTTAATAATCTACGTGAAGCGGAGTGGGTGACCACCACCACTGATATTTTTGCTAATGAAATTAGAAAAACTATTAACAAGAATGTTCACGTCATTCCAAACGGAATCGATCCAGAAGAACCACAATTCAAAGAGAAAACAATCCCATCCGATAAAGTCAGATTTGGATGGTTGGGTGGGTCATCTCACTTACACGACCTTATGATTTTGGATGGCACATTTGATAAAATTTCTGACTTGAAAGACAAATATCGTCTGTACATTTGTGGTTTTGATACTCGTGGAACAGTGACTGAGATTGATAAAGCAACGGGTACACAAAAACAAAGACCCATCCTTCCCGAAGAAACTGTTTGGGCTAAATATGAAAAGATTTTTACATCAAACTACAAATATGTTTCTGAAAAACAAAAAGAATTTTTGATGAAATGGAAACAGGAAGATTATATGGATGAACCCGATCCTTTCTATACAAGGGTTTGGACCGCACCTGTCACTTCATATGCCAAGAACTACAGTAAATTTGACGTATCACTTGCACCGATTAAGAATACGATGTTCAATCGGATGAAGTCACAACTCAAAGTCATTGAAGCGGGGTTCTACAAGAAGGCAATTATCGCATCCAATATCGGTCCTTATACAATTGACATTAAACACGGATTGAATAACGGTGAATTTGTCAAAGGCGCAAATGGACTCTTGGTTGATGAATACAAGAACCACAAAGATTGGAGTAAGTTCATGAAAAAACTGATCGAAAATCCGAGTTGGGTTGAAGATTTGGGTGAGCAACTCTATGAAACTGTAAATGAAAAATATCATTTGAAAGTACTTTCCGAAAACAGAAGAAATTTCTATAATTCATTATGACATTAGATAAACCACTTGACAAGATCCTGTTTTTTGATATTGAAACAGTATCTGAATTTGAAACTTTGTCCGAGTTAAAGAAACAAAAACCAAAGTTACATAAAGTTTTTTTGGATTATATTGATTTCTTCAAACGAAGGTACCCTGAAGATGGCGATATTTCACCCGAAGAAACCTACTTCAAACGTGCAGCCCTTGTTCCTGAATTTTCAAGAGTTGTTGCGGCCTCTTTTTGTTTTTATGATACTAAAAAAGAACTTCATAGAACAACCTTTACTAACCACAACGAGGTTGAACTTCTGACTGAAATTAGAAATCTTTTTAATCGTATTGAAAGATTGGATTTTTACATGTGTGGTCATAATATCAAACTTTTTGATATCCCAACACTCGGTAAAAGATTCGTAATCAACGACATGAAACCACCAAAAATATTTCCAATTTACAATACAAAGCCTTGGGAAGTAAAAGCAATTGATACTAAAGATTTGTGGAATTATAATAATCCTTATTCAATTGGTTCTTTGGATCTCTTGTGTGTAAGTATGGGAATTGAATCTCCCAAAGACAGTGAAGTAACAGGTGAAAATCTTAATGAATATTATTACAAAACCAAAAATCTTGAAACGATTGGTGAGTATTGTGAAAAAGATACAGTGGCACTTGCTCACATAATTAAAAAAATATTTGATTTAAAATGATTAAAGAGATTAAAAATTTTACAAGTACAATGTCGGCACTAAAAGAATTGATGGATATGTCAGCCGATCAGTCAAAAATGCAAGAAACCATGTCTTTGTTGGAACAACAGATAAAAGATTATAAACCTAAAATCGCTTTGTCTTTTGTAAATAAATCAGACAACCCTGACCCTTTTTACAATTATGGAAGTGATTCAGGTTTTGATCTACTATCAAATGTTGAAGTGACCATATCGGCTAAATCATGGTCTATTGTCCCAACAGGACTATATTTCGATATTCCTTATGGATATGAAATTCAAGTAAGATCCAAAAGTGGTCTTGCCCTTAATAAAGGTATTTCCGTCTTAAATTCTCCAGGAACTGTCGATTCTGGTTACAATGGTGAAATAAAGGTTATATTAATGAATAACAGTACGATGGACATTACAATACACAAAGGAATGAAAGTTGCTCAAGCGGTAATGGCACCTGTGTTAAATGGTGATTCAGTTAATCTTACCAAAGTCAACGAAATAAACGATAAAGATAGAAACGCGAATGGATTCGGGTCAACAGGAGTATAAAAAAACAAGAACACAAAGAAAAAAAGAAGATACTAAACCAAGAGAGGTTTATGTAAACAAGAAAGAATTAATAAATTCTATAGTCACTAAAAGACCAAGAAAAAAGTTTTTGACTGATTCACAAAAAGATTATTATGATATTCTTTGTAACAATCAGATCACGATTTGTTCAGGTCCGGCTGGTGTTGGGAAATCTTTTGTTGCTATGAGAGCGGCTATTGATTTACTTTGTGACCCTGAAAATGGTTATGAGAAAATTATAATAGTAAGACCAGCCGTTGAAGCTGAAGAAAAATTAGGATCATTACCTGGTAATGTAGAAGAAAAACTTGATCCCTACATCTTTCCGAGTTATTACTTAATGAATAAGATCATTGGTAAAGAAGCTAGAGAAAAATTGAAAGAAGTAGAGGTAATTGAGGTCTTTGCCTTGGCGTACATGAGGGGTATGAATATTGACAACTCAATTCTAATATTTGAAGAAGGTCAAAATGCCACTCCAAAACAAATGAAACTTCTTCTTACTCGTATTGGATTCAATAGTAAATTTTTTATCTCGGGCGACTTAGAACAGACTGATAGATACAAGGATAAAACTCATTCGGGATTATACGACGCTTTGGTCAAATTCCAAAATGTTGAAGATATTGGTGTATTTAGTTTTGACAATAAAGACATTATTCGTAATCCCCTGATCAATAAAATATTAGATAAATACGAAGAATGAGGATCGCTTTCGAAGTAAATGGTGTTCTTCGGGACACCATTAAAAAATTGGAATCTACATATGAGAAATATTTGATAGATGAGTTAGAGGTTGGTGAAGAGGAAGAACAATTCCAATACGAAATAGTACGACCCATCAACACTGAAATTATTAAAGATCATTTCAAGTTTCAATCTGACGATGAACTGTATGAATTTATTTATATAGAAAACCCAATGACTATTTTTGGTCATGCCCCATCAACAGAAATGAATACATTTCAAGTTCTGAACCAAATCTATAAAGAACTACGAGATGACAATCAAATAATTATTGTTTCAGATGAAATCGGTAGATCTAAACCCTCCACTTTATTTTTTCTGTCTAAATTTGGATGTGAAATTGAGGAGATATTATTCTACAATGATAAAACTATTGATCGTATTTTGAAAGATGTCGATGTGTTGGTAACTTGTAACACCTCACTAATAAACGATTATAAAAACTGGATTCCGAATGTAGTTTTATTTAGTAACGAACAAAACTCATCTTATGAATACGGTAAAAGGATTTACTCTTTAGAAGAATTTATAAATTTTTATAAAAATAATATAATTAATGTTTAAAATTTTTGGAGATGAATGGTATTTAGATTTAAATCATCTAGATGCGAAACTTCGTATTGACGCAAAACCAACACAAGTCATTACAGAAGAAGATGGAGCCGATGTTGATGAAAAAATTTCAATAAATGTTGTAAGTTACGAAGTTTACAAATTTTTGATTGAAGTTTTATTAACAGAGAAAGAAGATATCGATGAAAATATGGGGATGAGAGGAAGTGATGTTCCTATAGATTTTAAATTAGCATTTAATACCTTAGTTAAAGATAATATATTGAAAAAAACAGAAGACGATGACAGATAATATAGTAAAAATAGAGAAAACTATTTTAGCACTTAAGAACGGAACTAATAAGTTTTATTTTTTTGTGCAAGATACAAAAGGAAATCCCAAAGCATCAATAAAATACATTTATGATTTGGCGAATGCTTTGAAACAAAATGGAAAAAATGCAATCATTTTGTTTGAAGAAAAAGGATATACATCACACAAAACATGGTTGGGTGAAGGATACGAGGATCTCGAAGAAAATTATGTAAATGGTCAGAATTTACAGGTTGGGGTTGAGGATTTTTTGATTATTCCTGAGTTATTGGGATATATCATCGAACAGGTTCAAAATCTTCCATGTGGTAAAATTATTCTCACACAAGCATATGATCATGTATTCGAGACTCTCAAACCAGGTCAAAGTTGGAATGGATTTGGAGTGTACAAGTGTTTGACCACTTCAGAAATTTTAGCTGAAAAGGTAAGAGATATTTTCAGAAGTGTGTCTGTTGATGTTTTACCCGTTCCTCTATCAAAATACGCAACCGAAAAAGATAAACCAGCAAAACCAATTATTGCGATTCACTCAAGAGAACAGAGAGACTCTTTGAATTTGATTAAAATTTTCTATCAGAAATATCCTCAATACCGTTGGTTTACATTCCGTGATATGAGATCTATGAATCAAGATCAATTTTATGAACCACTCCGAGACGCATGTGTTTCTGTTTGGATAGATGAAAAATCATCTTTTGGAACATATCCGTTGGAGTCAATGTCTGTGGGTACACCAGTCATTGGAAGAATTCCCTATATCGAACCTGAATGGATTAATGAGAAGAATGGTATTTGGACAACAAATAATTTTGATTTGGTTGATATCTTGGCAGAATATATTAAAAATTGGTTAGAAGATAATGTGTCGGAAACTTTAATACAAGAAGGTTTGGACACTGCCAAAAAATATCAGAATCATGAAGAGTTCGTAACTCTTTCGAATAAATTATTTCAAGAATATGTTTCTAATCGAGTTGAATCATTGGAACAACAATTAGATAAACTTAAACCAGTAGAAGCTGAACTATGAGTACATCAAATACTACAATAATATTACCGATCAAGTCATCCAAAACAAAAGACTTTTCGGATTTTTTTTCAAAACTTGTTGAATCAATACAAAAACAAAAGGTATTACCAACAGAATTCATAATCGTCCCCACCGCCGAAGAATCACTTCAGTTATTTTTGACAGATTATGATTTCGGAGACTTACAAAATATAGTCAAAATCGAGACTTATGAAGGTGAACCATCATTTCAAGCACAAATAAACTATGGTGTGTCAAAAGCAACTAACGAGTGGGTTTCTTTTTGTGAATTCGATGATGAATATTCCGCAATTTGGTTCAAAAATGTAGAAATCTATAAAGAAGCATATCCTGACTCTCAAGCATTTTTGCCTGTAGTTGTTGATGTCGATGACAAAAACCAATTTGCTGGTTTCACCAACGAAGCAACCTTTGCCGCAAACTTTAATTTGGATTACGGTATAGTTACAAACGAGTTACTCGCTCGTTTTCAGAACTTCCAAAGTAGTGGGATGGTTATTAGAAAAGAAACATTCTTGGATTATGGAGGATTTAAAGAGTCGATGAAGTTAACATTTGTGTATGAATTCTTAATGAGAATGACATATAATTCCGCAATTATAAGAACCATCCCTAAGATTGGTTACAAACATACGAATATGAGGTTAGGATCCATTTTTTGGAATTATAAGTTCGGTGAAAGTCCTTTAAGTCCTGATGAAGCTAAGTTTTGGTTAGAAGTTGCCAAAAAGGAATACTTCTTCATTCAGGATAGGGAAATAAAATACGAACCTGAATTAGTGGATGAATCCAACGTCAGCAGTAACGGAAACTGAAAAAGTTAAGAAGGGACGTAAACCCAAAGAAAAAAATTATTTCGCCGAGAGGGAGGAACATGCAGTTCGTATGTTCCTTCAGGCCGAAACGTGGGGTGAAAAAAACAAAATCTACGATGAGTTTCTCCACGCACCATTGGATAAGATGATTTCATCAATCATAAGACGATATAAGTTATACAGAAAAGATATGGATTTTAATGACATCCATAGTGATACGCATTCTTTTTTATTGACCAAAGTTGATAAATTTCAACCTGAAAAAAACAAAAAAGCATATTCTTATTTCGGAACCATATGTAAAAACTATTTGATGGGTCAGATCATAAAAGACCAAAAAGATCAGAATAGAAGAATTTCATATGAGGATATTTCAAGTAATTTAGAGAATAGACCTGACTTGATTTATTATTTAGAATATGAAAATGTAGAAACGACCGAAGTCATTGATATGTATGTTGAAAAACTTGAAGATTTTATTGAAAAATCTGATCTCAATACAAATGAAATAAAGTTGGGATATGCTCTTGTTGAATTATTGAAAAACTATGAGAGAGTTTTCTTGGGTAACGACAACAACAAATTCAATAAAAACGTCATACTTCTTTCAATAAGAGAAATGACAAACATGTCCACAAAAGAAGTCAGGAGTTCAATCAAAAAGTACCGTCATCTGTATTATGAATTCTTAAATAAATTGAATTCTGAATAATTATAGATATGACAAAACCACGCAGAAAAGAAATCAAATTATCCAAAGATTCAATCTTGGGATTGATGCAAGAAATTTACAACGAGTTGGTTGAACAAAGAAATACTGCAGTTAGACTTCAGAACAAGATGGCTTCAATGATGAAAGATCCTGAAGATTTGACTGTGTTAGGTCCAATTATTAAAGAACAACAAAAAATAATAAATGACACCATCGAGAAAAAATTAAGTTTGTCAAAACTTCAATCTCAGATTTGGGAAAAATCTAACAACCAAAGTGAAGAAAATTTCAGTTTAAGTGAAATTGATGATGATGTTCTTCAAAATTTAATCGGAAAAGACATTGACAAACTTGATGATGGTAAATATCATCTTAAGTAATGGCACTTGATTTAAGCGGTGACTTCGATCAGATTAAGAGTAAGATCAAAAGTGGTCAGACCAGTAAAAAAATACTCAAACAAATAAGTTCAATAGAAACAAGACTTGGTGACGCTGAAAGTGCCAGTAATAAGTTTTTTTCTGAAACACTGAATTCCGCTAAAGAGAATGCAACACAAAAGTTTAATTCTTCTAAGGTAAAAAACCAATACGATCAGCTATTAGAATTGGTAAGAAATCCAGAGACGGGAAGTGAAACTTTGGATATTTTATTGAAAGCCATGTTGGACGCGGCAAGAGAAGTCAAAAATCAACTCCCCACACTTCTTACCGATTCTACCATCAAAGCTTTAGGGTGTGACCAAGAACAACAGTATGTTCCAAACGAAAAAATATACATAAAACTCGAATCTATTGACCTGTTAGATTATTTAAAATATTCACCCGACGATAATCAAACTAAAATTTTGTACGAAAAAGATCCTCTTTCTATTCAAAATAATCCATTTTCGATGAATAGAGAATTATATAATCGAACTTTAAGTAGTCAAAGTTATTCGGAACAATATGGTCAATTTTATAAAGGAAATTCAGGTCAAGATCTTTTTGATATAAAATATGTTACTCAAGATCTTAACACTGGTAATTTTGGTGATTTTTATGAAATAACACTTCAACCTAAACTCAACTCACCTACTACCGTTTCTGACTTTTTAGTTGATTATTATCAAAGTGTCCAAATTTTTGAATTTACGGACATAGCCAAAAATATCATGAACTTACTTACAGGATGTCTTGATATGTCATTGAATGTTGGTCAAAAAAAATTGGAGGATGTTTCGGTTTCATTGAAAATAATACAGAGAATACTTGGACTATGTTTTGACAATACTCAAGAAATTGAGGTGGGTGGAACTTCTAAAATTTCTGTTTTGGAGGAAATCGATGATTCTTTTTTTGAATTATCCGAATTTGAGTTGAGAGATGTAGAAAATGAGGTCAATAACGTAATGAATCGAGTCTCTGAATTCGAGGGTTGTGATACTGTTAAATTACCTGTCGATTACAATCAAATTATTACTAATATTTCAAATATTTGGGAAAACCCTTCAAATAAAACTGATGAACAACTGCAAGAAGAACTCTTAGAATATATTAAAGAAACCGCACAAAACCCCGAGTGGTCACAAAATCTTCCTACAATTGACTTTAATGCGGTTCTAAACTTAGAAGTACTGAGGCAACTCCCCAAAACTATTGTTATGTCTTTGATTAGTCCTAAAGTTTTGTTGCCGATTTTTATAATGTTCAAAGCATTAAAACAAAATTTTGTCGATTTAGTAGAAGATTTCCAAAGTTTCTTGGACAACATGAGAAATATCATGATCACTTTGATTGCTGAAATTCAAGCAAAATTCAAAGAAGTTTTAGTTATAATAATAAAAAAACAAATTTACAAACTCATTACTTCCTTAAATAAAGAAATAAGTAAATCAGTTAAGAATTCATATATAGTAATCATCACTAAATTACTTTCTATTGCTTTTGTTTTAGTAAATTTGATTCGTGACTACAAAAGGTGTAGAAGTATAGTTGACGAGTTATTAACACTTTTGAGATTGTTGGCCCCTAAACTGGATATACCTCTTCCCGCACTTGCTTTTGCCGGTTTGTTGGAAGGATTTTCCGAAATCAGAGCTTTTTCAAATCACATTGAACAGAGAGACAAACTAGGATTCCCAAACGGGGATATGCCTGATGGATCACCAAATTTAGGTTTGATAGATGCTTTCTCACAAATGAGGGCATATAAAAAAGAAATGGATGAAAACTCAAAAGTTCAAATTTCAACAGTAAATTTTGGAAATGAACTTACACCATTAGTACCTACTGCGGGTGGTTTTTTGGGTCCAGCTAAACTATATGGTAAAGTAACATGATTACAGAAAACGAACAAAAATTTATAAAGGAAGTAATATCTGACTTCGATAATACCCCAAATAAAAAAATTACCGAAGTTTTGGATATTCTTAGAAGAGATTTTGATGATTCCAAGAAAATTATCGAAAAAGTTTCTGAACATATGAAAATAACTGAAACGGTTTACAATGAACTTTTAGTTAGATATAAAAATAGAACAAATTCATAAAAATGCCCAAAATAATACATCCTGGAATATGTGTTTCGGTTGACGATCCTTTGGTGATTGGTAGAATTCGTGCTCGCCCAACCACACGATATAGTAATGACATCATAAAGGCGAGTTTTCCTGATGAAGTATTTGACATTCCCGGTGATATTCCTTCTAAGTATTTTTGGACTAAACGAGATCCTTTTGTCTATAATTCTTTAATTCCATACTTTTTCAGACAAATTCCTAAGGTCGGTGAATATGTTCACATTATTTATTCTAACCCAAAATATGAAGATGATAAGAATAAGTTTTATGTTCAGGGGCCAATTTCTTCACCTGTAGTTCAATATAAAGATGTATATGCAAATTCTGAACAATTATTAAATACGGGAAATAGAGTTACATCTATGCCGGACCTAAAAAACCCTGATGGTTCTTATATCAATCCAAAAACACAATCTGTTTTTCCCGATCCGAATGATATTGCAATTTTAGGAAGATATAATACCGATATAATTTTAAAAGATGAAGATCTTTTATTGAGATCAGGGAAGGCAAAATCTATTGGACTCAAAATGCCTAATGGACAAATTTATCCCTACGAGAACCCAAGAAGATCGTTTATTCAATTAAGTAATTTGGAGACAACAACTTCTGAAAAAACTTTGAAAAAAGTTTTTAAATTCGAACCTGTCGTAACTAATGTATCTTATTTAGTTGAGTGGGATATAATTAATTTGGATAGTACGTCCAACTTTTCAGGCGACATCTATTTTTATAGAATTGATGCCGGTCAAAATGTAAGAACTATGGACATCCTTCCTGATACTATTGTCGAAGGAAAAACATTAGCTTATAAAGAAAGCTTTCTTGGAAAACCCATAGACGAAGCGATTGAGTTCATCAATACTTTATTAGACAAATTCAAAAACTCAACTCTAAGTATTTCTCCTTCTTTAGGTAATGTATTTCCATTTTATTACAGACCAACACAAAGAGTTTTGGAGGCAACAACTCAAACCTCTGATGCCCGTGTTTTACTTAACTCATTACAATTTCAAGGTCAAGTAGGCATATCTTTGAGTTCAACTGAATCTTCTGGTTTTGGTGGATTCGGATTAATTTTTTCGAAGGATAAAAAAGATAATCCAGTTCAGATTAGACAACTTAATTTAGAAGATTCGAAGACTTCATCCGACAACTCAACTGTACAAATATTCGGAGCCGATAAGTTTTATTTTTTATCTCACCAATCTACAATACCAGGAAAACAAAAAGTCAATTTAGAGGGGACAAATTATGGAGTATCAGCTGATTTTATAAATGAAAATATTGTTCCGAATGTGTCTTCTATGGTGAGAGGTGAAGAGCTATTGGAATTGTTGAATTACATAATCGAGTATTTGATAACTCACGTTCACTCTTATCATGGTCTACCACCAGTACCAACTACAACAAATGGGGCGACGACAACTGAATTAATGAAAAAAATGATGGATGCTTATCAAAAAGTTTTAAGTCAAAACTTTAAGATAAATTGATATTTATAGATAAAATATCTATATGTCTGACCATCGTTCATATTTTAGTAGAAACAATACTATAGTTTTTAATTCTGAAGTAAACACGGGTAGAAACCCTGTTACAGAATTATTTTTCGGATCAAACTTTCCCGCCATCGGAACAAAATCTTTCTCGAGATTTATTTTTGATCTTGATTTAGAACCTCTCCAACAGAAAATTACCGAAGGATATCTTAATTTATCCTGTAACACAAACATCACCCACGAATTAAGAATGACCAATTCGTCGGCCTTTGAGGATCTACTAAACGAAACAAATAGTGATGGTAGAAGAAGAGCTACTTCATTTGATTTGATTCTTTTTAGAATACCAAAATCGGGTGGAGCGACAGGAACAACACAAAGTTGGGATGAAGGTGTTGGATATGATTTCAACGAAACCTCTGTAGACAATGTTAACAGTCAATATTATAGAAACATTATTGAAACTGATAAATCCTATTCATTGAGACCATCCAATTACTTTGACAGACAACTTATTTACGATTGGAGTACAAACGGAATTTATATAAATGATAATACCGGAACAAGTGGTCAGGTTAATTATTCAGCACTCACCATTGTAGACACCCAACATTTTGAATTTGGTGACGAAGATATTTCATTCGATATGACAAGTGAAATAAACTCCATTTTAAACGGATCTTTGACAAATAATGTAGGGTGGGGTGTCGCTTATGTTCCACAAGTAGAAAACTTAACAGGTTTGAGTGAATCATATTTTGTGGGATTCTTTACAAGACATACTCAAACATTTTATGAACCCTACCTTTATTCCACTTGGAATGATGTGATTGATGATTCAAGAACTAATTTTACCGAAGGTACATCCAATGAACTTTATCTCTACATTTCAAGAAATGGATCCCCAATAAATTTGGATTCAAGTCCTACGGTGGACATCTTAGATCCAAATGGCGATGAAATTGCGGGATTGACAGGTATATCAACCTGTAGAGTTAGTAAAGGGATATATAAGGTTTCAGTACCTGCCATTACGGGGGGAAGTTTGAATTGTTTATATACCGATAGATGGAAAAATCTTGTATTAAATGGTGTTGTATTATCCAATATAGAAAATGAATTTGAACTCAAATCTTATAGTGATAGTTTACAATATGACACCTCATTACCCGACACTCAAGAGTACGGATTTACATTCTATGGAATTCAATACGCCGAGAAAATATTGAACACAGATCAAAGAAAAATATCGGTTATACCTAAAAAGGCTTATACGAAATCACATATTGTCGACGACATTGATGTTCAATACAGGATATATGTAAAGGAGGGTCAAACCGAGGTTCAGGTTACAGATTGGACTGAACTTAATAGAACACCTCAGGAATATTTCTTTATTTTAGATCTTAAAGACAAGATCCCAAATGAATATTTTATTGATTTACAACTAAATCAAAATAATAATATTGTCACATACAAAAACGAAATAAATTTCCAAGTCGTAAATAAAAAATGAGTAAAATTATTTTAAATAATGAAGATATGAAAGAAATCTTGAGAAGGTTTCTTATTGAGGCTTACATTACCGAGAAAAAGAAAAAATCAAATAAGTTGTGTTCTCGTGGTATATCAGCCGCTAAAGCAAAATATGATGTTTATCCAAGTGCATATGCTAATGGATATGCGGTTCAAGTGTGTAAAGGAAGGATGCCTGGTCTTGATGGTAAGAAAAGATGTTCAGGTTCCTACTGTAAAGAAAAAAAATAACTCCTTATTATTATTTACTTAACTTTCTCTTAACAACCTTCTTTTGACCTATTGTAATTATAGACGTATAATTTACAATAAATTTAAAAAAAGATGATTATGAGAAAACAAATTTTGCTGACCCTGTCACTATTTATGGGTCTTTTGACGACTAATGCTCAAGAATGGACTTGGGATTATGTAAACTACAGAGGTGCCTTCCCTGTGACTGACAACACAACAGCCACCGATTGGACTTATGGATGGACAAATTGGGATCCACAAAACACAGAATACCCAACCCCGTCTATGATCCTTTCTTCTGATATTACGGTTAATACAACCATCGGAGGTGTTGTTGAACTCCAAAACAAAATATATGTCAAAAATGGTGCGGTTTTGACAATTCAACCAGGAACAATTATCAGAGGAGACGCATCAACACAAGCAACTTTGATTGTCACGAAAGGTTCCAAAATTATTGCACAAGGGACACAAGACCAACCCATCGTTTTTACATCCAATCAACCTGTGGGTGAGAGAGCTGAGGGTGATTGGGGAGGATTAGTTATTTTGGGTAATGCAATCAATAATCAACCTGGTGGTATTGCAAATATCGAAGGTATTCCAGCCTCTTCGGATACTGAATACGGTGGAACTGATGATAATGACAACTCAGGTATATTAGAATATGTTAGAGTTGAATTTTGTGGTATTGCTCTTGAACCAAATAAAGAAATCAACGGCATTACCTTTGGTTCTGTCGGTTCAGGGACTTATGTAAATAATGTTCAAGTATCTTATTCAGGTGATGATTCATTTGAATGGTTCGGTGGAACTGTAAATTGTAAGCACCTCATCGCTTATAGTGGTATTGATGATGATTTTGACACAGACTTTGGTTACAGAGGAAAAGTTCAATTTGTTTTGTCAATTAGAAACAAATATATGTATGATGCAGTTGGTGACTCTAACTCATTTGAATCAGACAACGATGGTCAAGGATCTCCTAATGAACCTCTAACCTCACCTGTTTTTTCTAATGTAACTTTGGTTGGACCATTTGGTGATGATGTTACAGAAACTCTTCCAAATGGTGAGACCTTTGAAAAGGCATTTCGTTTGAGAAGAAACACCTCAACTTCTATCTTCAATTCTTTGGTTACAGGTTGGGAAAAAGGCGTGTCAATTGAAGGTATTTCGTCACAAGTGAATGTAACAATCGGAGATTTGGTGTTTGCAAATAATATTTTGGCTGATCTTCCGAATGGTTCAAATTGTGTTTCAGGAACGGAGGATTTTTACAACTCATTCTTCGGTGTAAACAACAACGACTCAACAACAACAGTTGAACAAATTGATTGGGTTAATTTGTTTGTTGATTTGGGTTTGACTCCTGATGCTAGACTTAGCGAAAGTAATTCACCAGCTTTGGGAGCGGATTTCACACATCCACTTTTGTCAAATCCTGTTGTGATCGGTGTTGACAACAAAACCACATCCAACTTCACAATTTACCCCAACCCAACCTCTGACTTTTTGAATGTTGTTTCACCAAATAGAACTCCCATCTTCGTGATGAATCAGGTGGGTCAAAGAGTTTATGAGGATTATGCACCAACCACAATCAATCTTTCAAACTTTGAAGATGGAATTTATTTCATTCAAACATCCAATGATGTTCAGAAGTTTGTAATACAAAAGTAAAATGAAATACTTCAACTTATTTATATTTTTATTCTTACCTTTTTGTTTATTTTCACAATATAATTTATCTGGCACGGTCAACGACTCTCAATCACGGGAGTCGTTGATTGGTGCAACGGTATATATTGAGGAATTAGGTAAAGGGACGATGAGTGACCTTGATGGAAACTTCTCAATTCAAAATATTCCTTCAGGGGTTTATAATGTTAGATTCAGTTTTATCGGTTATGACACTTCAGTTGAAAGTATAAATATGGTTGGAAAAAGTGGGGTTGTTGATGTATCTCTTAACCCCGTCTTTTTGGAAATAGGTGAGGCCACAGTTGTTGCTCAGGCAAATCAACAATCTGCAACACAGATGATTGCTTTACAAAAAAGATCAGCATCAGTTATTGATGGTGTTTCTTCAGAGGTTTTTAGTAAAACACCCGACGCTAAAGCATCCGATGTATTCAAAAGAGTTGGGGGTGTAACAATACAAGAAAATAAATTTGTTATTATCAGGGGTTTAAACGATAGATATAACTTCGCTTATATCAATGGAACTCCTCTCCCTTCAACCGAATCAGATAGAAGAGCATTTTCATTTGATTTGTTTCCTTCCAATATGATTGACAACTTGTATGTTAATAAATCGTCCTCACCTGATCTCTCTGGTGAATTCTCAGGTGGTTTAATTAACATCAATACAACAGATCCGAAGGAAGTGACATATCAGAATTTTCAGATCGGAACATCATTCAACACGATGACCACCTTCCAAGACTTTGGAACTTACAGAGGGAGTCCGATGGATCCAATTGGGTTGGGATCGGAATTTAGATGTTTACCCGACAATATTCCAAACACTTCTGAGTTTGTAAATTTATCCAAACAAGAAAGAGCTGAACTTGCATCGTTGATTCAAACGGATTGGTCAACATATTCAAGAAAAGCACCTGTATCTTCTACTTTTCAATATTCAGTAGGAAAAAATTATTCATTTGGAAGTAGAACCCTTCTTTTAAGCGGAGCTTATAATTATTCAAGTCAGTTTAATACCACCACTACAACAAGAAGAGATTTTGAAGAACAAAGTTTGGGTGTTGTTCAAAAGATGGAACTTAATGACTCAGTTTTTGTTCACAATATCGCAAACAGTGGTCTTCTTAATTTTTCTTTGTTATTAAATCCTAATAATACCATAAAATTAAAGAACTTTTACACCATAAATTCTGAAGATAGAATTAACGTAAGACAAGGTGTAAGAGAGATGGATAATGACCCAAGACAATGGGAAAGATCCACAAATTTTTGGTATACACAAAATAACTTTTTATCACAACAGTTAATTGGAACTCACAACATCATAAATTCAAAGTTGAATTGGAATTTGAGTTACAACAATGTTAGAAGAGATATTCCAAACTTAAGAAGAATAGTTTACCGAAAATATTCTTTGAATGAAGATGATCCAAATACACAATATACTGCTGTAATACAATCAAATGGAACTATCCCCACCGCAGCGGGAAATATGTTTTGGTCTTATTCTGATGAAGATCTATATTCAGGAAAATTAGATTGGTCAAGAAATATAACACTCGGTTCATTTGAAAATGAAGTGAAGATAGGTGGGATGTATCAACACAGAGATAGAAATTTTATCTCTCGTAACTTAGGTTATTCACAATACAAACCACAAAACGGTTATTTTGATAGTTCATTACTTCTTTTGGATCCAAGTCAGATTTTTTCACAAGAAAATATGGGACTATTGGACAATGGGATGGGTGGTTTTAAATTAGATGAATCAACCAATGTGGATGATAGTTATAATGCAAACTCCACATTAGGGGCGGGATATACATCATTTGATACAAAATATAAATCATTCAGATTTATCTATGGTGTAAGAATTGAAAATTACAATCAAAACTTTTTCTACACAGAATTTGGTTCAAATAAACCAATTCATATTAATAGTAATATAACTGACTTCTTACCTTCATTCAATTTTGTTTATACAATAAATGAAAAGACCCAACTTAGGTCGTCCGTATATTCAAGTGTTTCAAGACCTGAATTTAGAGAACTCGCACCCTTCACCTTCTACAACTTTATTCAAGATAATATCATCACAGGAAATCCATATTTAGAAAGAACAAAAATAAATAACCAAGAAGTAAGGTTTGAGTTTTATCCCGATTTAAATGAGATTTTTTCTATTTCGATATTCAACAAGAACTTAACCAATCCAATTGAATTGATTAATAGAACTGGTGTTTCAGGGGCACCAGAGATTTATTATTCGAATGTTGAAAGTGCGTTTATCAGAGGTATTGAATTTGAAGGTAAAATAAATCTGATTGACAATCTAAATCTTACATCCAATGTTTCATTGGTTCAATCTGAAGTTGATTTGAATGGATTTGAGGGATCTGAAAATGGAAGACCATTACAGGGTCAATCACCTTATGTTTATAACTTTGGTTTGTTATATAACACACAAAATAATTGGAATGTTTCCGCAAGTTACAATATGGTCGGTCCGAGAATCTTCATCGTCGGAAATATTCAAGAACCATCGGTTTGGGAAAATGGGCGAAATTTGATTGATCTTCAGGTTTCCAAAAAATTCGGAAATATTGAAATGAAATTTAATGTTAGAGATTTACTCTCACAAGATTTGGTGATGTTCCAAGACCTTAACGGTAATGAAAAATTGGATGAAGGGGACAACAGATGGCAAGAAACAAGGATGGGATCAAATGTCAATTTTAGTTTGAAATATAATTTCAATTGATGTAATTATTACACATTTTTGTGTATTTATTGACAAATCCCATAACAATGAATTATCGGACCTATGAACTAATTAAGGAAGGAAAAGTTATTAACCAAACAGAGGCTCAATCTGCGGATTCAGCGTTAGATTATTTTAATTTATTCCACGAAGATTTAATGTCTTCACCACACTACCAAATCAAATTTCGTAAATCTTCACAATCAAATCATTTGAACCTTTGATAATTCGGTGATAACTTTCTTTGGGGATGTTCAATACATCCCCTTTTTTCATTTCTGTTGGTAACTGATCTTCAAACTGAAAATACCATCCGTCAGACTCCAATATCTCCACAATACGGTCGTTTCTATCACGATGCCATACCAGTTCATCACTCCCAACATTTTCGTTGAAAATGCGGGTGATTACACGGTCATTTACTTCTTCCTGATAAGGATTTACCACCATGTTCCACCACCACTTAACCCCAAAGACTTAGCATATCTTGGTAAACGACATGCCCAATAAGACGCAGTTGTTTTGTCTTTGGTTGTATGACATTTGTGTCTTGCGGCAAATGATCTCTTAGCCGCAGGATCTTTTAATTTAACAGCCAAGGATCCACCACCTCCAGCGGCACCAAATGAAACTTTTCTTACATTACCCGTCTTTGGATCTTTTACATAAACCTTGAATTTTTTTCCACCACTACCCCCTCTCATAGGTTTATTTAATTGAACCTTTTTTCCCTGATACTCGGCTTCATATAACATCGGGACATCTAAAGGAACTAATTCCCCTTCATATAGTTCAAACAAACCAATATCTGTATTTTTAATTAACCATCTATCCACTTGATTGTTGAAGTTTTCATAACCCAAACTTCTTGCTTCCCTAAATAAAGAGAAATATTTGTCAGATCCCATCCTAAAAACATTTTCGTGAATTGAAATATTATTATCAATATGATATTTCATTTCTTCACTCAAAACAATCTTATTTTCGTTGAGAGTTTTCCACTCAAAAATTGGCTTTTTATCCATAACTGATTCTTTTTTGTATCCTTTTATTTGAATTCTTGTTGGTTTTTGTCCCTTCCCTGATTGAGGGTCTTTCTTTTCTTTTGATCTTTTTCTTGCACAAGCAGATTTTTTCTCCTCTTCAGTCATTTTGGAAGCCACAGATCTAGCCCTACATACAGGATAACCTCTTGTTTCACCCTCATCTCTTCCACAGGGAGGATGACCACCACCTTCCTTTTTTTTACATATATTCACCCACGGCCCTTGTGGTTGTTTTGACCCTTTAGATTTTTTCTTTTTACCAAACCAAACCGCTAAATCTTCTTTTAACTGAGACATCTTTTTTATTGATAAATATATCGGAAAATTGTATTTTTTACCTATGGAAAATGAAGAAGAACAAAAACCACTCGGTATTTTATTCAATACTCTGAATTATTACACAGTTGATGATTTGAACAAATTTATAGATAATCTTACAGTAGAACAATCCATGTTCTGTTTGATGTGGTGCTGTGAATACGCACAAGGGAAGGGTATTCTAAGTTTGGAAGAAGCTGAAATTATAAGTAAATCTATAAGAAAAATCAGAAATTCTGAGGAATAAAAAAAGGGAACCGAAGTTCCCTTTTTCTTTGTGTTCTAAATTGATTATCTCAATTCGTTGAGGTCGAATGTTCTAACACCATCAACAGTGATTCTACCGTAGAATCTGTTGTTCACCATCTTCTTAGCGTATCTGGTCATGATACCCTTGATTGGGGTGAAGTTGAATGGGTTATACATTGTTGGTGTCAATTGGAGAGGTACATATGGTGCGTAAACGTAACCTGTGTCAAGTAATGACGTTCCCTTATGACCAATCAAGATTTGGTTTGGTGGGAAGTATGGGTCACGGTAAACCTGGTATCTACCAGATAATGTACCAACTCTTTCAATACCCATGTTGTATTGATCCTGTTCAGGAGCTGCGTTTGAAACGTGGAAGTATTCCAAGTCATCAAAAATAGCTGAAACTTCGGATGAAACAACGATCCAGTTCGCACCACCTCTCAATGTTGATTTGTGGATTTGTGCAGAAAGTTGGTTGATCGCAGTGATCAATGTTTGGTTCCAATCCTTCTGTGTGTACTGGGTTAATGGGTTAGATGATGTACCTCTCTTCCAACCGTTGTAGTCCCATCTTAACTGCCATGCCGCACCTTTTCTCAAATCTCTCAAGATTTCTCTGTCGATTTCTGCCGCGACCTGTTCTGATAACAACGCTGTCAATTCAGCCTCAGCGTCGATGTTGTGGAACGCAGCAACGTCTTGAGCAAGTTCAGGAGACCATTGAGCTCTCAACTTTCTTTCTGAAACAGAAACAGTCACAGACTCAAGATCAAATGAAACTTCACCAATCTTATCTTCGAATTCGAGTTCTTCATAAATTCTGTAAGTACAGTAGAATTGGGATCCCGCAATTGAAGTACCTGCAAAGGTAGTAGTTAAACCTGAGTAACCATCCAATGAATTTGCACCTATGGAACAAGGAACCTGAAGGTCAACTTCTAAGTAAATTTTACCATTCGCATCACAAATATTGTCAAAAGTTCCACCATTACCTGTATTGCTTTGTCCGAAAGCTACAGTTTCTTGTGATCCATATTGAACAATTCCTTTTCCGTATTTTTGAGTCACAACTCTAAAGAGTAAGTTACCACTACCAGCACCTGAGAATGCACCTCCAGCTATAGTTGTTGCTTTTACAGTCAAATCCGAAAGGAAAGTCTCACTATCAACCATATTACCGTCAGGTCCGAGTAATTTACCAAAACCACCGTTACTAAATCCTGATAATGTAAGGAGAACTTTTCTGTATTCACCAGCACCATAACCTGATGCAATCAAATCACCACTACTCCAAACTTGTGTAACAACGTCAGTTGAAGTAATTGAAGAATATCTTCCTTTTGAGTAGTCGAACAAACCAGGAGGGTCCAAAGTTGCTTCATTACCCTCATAGAATCTATCATAAAGGTTTTTACCTGTTGAATATCCTTGGTTTGGATTATTATCCCCGTTTGCAACCGCTTCAGGTGAACCAACCGGTGGATAATGTGCATTTCCTGTATCATAAGCTTGAATCTTAGGTACGAAGTAGAAAAGTTTACCGATAGGTAAGTTCATCGCCTGAACAGAAACGATATCATTAGCCAAAAGTTTTGAGAAAACTCTTCTGATGATAGGGAATACAACAGTCTCAAATGAACCTGAAGAATCTGTTGATGCCGCTTCGTTGATTAAGTGTGACGCTTGGTTCTCATAAAGTTGAGCCATGTTTTCTTTTAAGTGTCCGCCCAATCCTTCCAAGAAACCAAGTTTGTCCCATTTGTTTATAGTGTCTTCTTTGATAACTTTAAGGTGCTTAAGACCGATGTTACCAACTAAACCACTTTCTAATAATGCTCCCATATTAATTTTTTTTTGTTTAGTTTATTTGTTTATTTTGTTCATTAAATCTTTCATTCTCAAGAACTGAGCGTTCTCGTATGTTTTAGATTCAACTAAGTTTGTTGAACCTTTTTGTGGTGTTTTTTGAACTTTGTTTACCACAGATTCGGTTACAACATTTGTAGAGGAAACCAATTCATTCTTGATTGACTTATAGAGATTTTTTGATTCTTTTAATGTCTCTACGTTGTCAAATCTTTTAAGAATATTGATTTTCTCCTGTTTGGTTGTAGAATGTTCAGTGAACAATCTGGTAGCGTAAGCTAAATTTGAGTTGAAAATCGCAACCTCGTTTAATTTAGTTCTGAAAAGGTCAAGAGCCTTTTTGTACTCTTCATTCTTTTCTTTGAGTAGACTTATTTGTTTTTCATAAGATTCTACTTTCAAATGATAAGGTGCTGATCTTGGTTTTGGTAAACCTTTTCTACCAAAAGCCTTTCCATTACCCAAGGTTCTAGCCGCTTCCTTGGCTTCTTCTTTGTGTGCCTCACCTTCGTGAGCCTCTTCGTATGTTTCTTCTAACTCAACTTCTTCCTCTTCTTCTTCGTCTTCTTCTTCGTCAAATTCAATTTCATACATCACTTCTTCTTCGTCCATGTCTTCCATTTCAGAAATTTCCATGTCCTCCATTTCAGAAACTTCCATTTCTTCTTCGAGTTCATCCATGTCCATCATTTCATCCATGTCCATCATTTCCTCCAATTCGTGATCTTCACCTTCCAATTGAATTTCATATTCTACATCTGCATTTTCATCTTTCAAGTGAATTTCGTCATCTTCCTTTTGAACGATAACTCCATCTTGATCACCCATCAATTTGAAAACCTTTACGAGTTCTTCATCACTCATGTTTGTGATGTCGATTAAATCTTCGTCTTCCATTTCGTCTTCAAAATCCATTTCGAGTTCCTCGTCATCCATAGATTCCAAGTCCTCGTCTCCGAATTCAGCAGGAAGGTCAACGTCCATTTCCTCTTCATCATCAAGGTCGAGTTCAACTTCCTCTTCTTCTCCCTCATCACCCATCTCGGTGTCGAGTTCAAGATCGAGTTCATCTTCCTCTTCCTGTTCTTTAACCTCTTCAGTGTCACCACCTAAAGATTCTTTTACTAAAGACTTGATTTCTTCCTTCATTACTGAAGCAAGTATTCCTTTTGTGTTTTTTGCAATAGACTCTTCTAAGTTCTTCAACTGTAAGAGTGTATCGTCTAATAGAATTTCTTTTTTGCTCATTTTCTATTTAAGTAGATTTATTTTTCTAAATAAATATACCCTTCTATAGAAAAATCTAACATTTTTTGTATATTAATGAAATTAAATAAAAAGAGGGGTCAAATGACCCCTCTTTTATTTTTCAATTACTTCGTTGATTTTACTTTCTATTACACTTGTGATTCTCCAATCTTCAGTGTACCTTTCAAAAATCTTTGTAACTTTTGCTTCAACATCGGTTACACTAAAACCCCTCACCAATTTCTCCTCTCTTGTTTTTTTGGTTTTACCAGTTTGAATATCTACTGTTTCAAATTGGATTTTTGCAATGAAATATTTTTCGTCCATAATTAATTATTTATCTTCCCAAAAAATCGGAAAGTTTGTTCATTAAATCAAGAGACTTACCCAATCCTTTTTCAGATTCAGGTTTTCTTAAATTTCTTTCTTCTTCTATGTTTTCTTCAAAGTTGAATTTATCTTCAGGTTTGTCAAAAAGATATGCTCCTGGTGTTGATGGTGAACTAACTAAGTCAAAACAGATAAGTTCAAAATCGTCTTGTACTTCATTTTGTTCTCCCTTCTTTTTTAGAGTCCCCACCCCTCTTGAAGATATACCCATTGTACATCCTTGTCTCATAAGGTTTGCAGCAATATCACCAGGTGTAGAAACAATACCTGTTTCGTGAAACGCTGGTGAGGTTAGAAGTCTGAGTTTACCCATCAAGGTATTTCCGTCCCACCATACATCATCAATAATGTGTGAAACTCTTTCCAAATCTACAATAGATGATTCGGGGTGATTCAACTCTGAAAGGGAAGTTCCCTTTTGGATCATTCTCTTATAATTTTCGGCTTCTCTTTTTAATATTTTTTCGGGATATAATCTTCCGTTTCTATTTGGAGTATCAAACTTTTGAAGAACAGCATAGAATATAAATGGTTTGGAATGATCTCTCATTGACTTGGATTCCATGATAACCTTTTCGTTTTCAGGATGATTTGGTGAGATATATCCCGCATCGTGCTCCACCAAAATACCTTTACCGGTTTCGTGAGCCTCAAGTACTCTTAGTTGTTCTTTCATTTTTTTTACTAGATAAATATGTTGTAATATAATTATTAATGTCTTTTGAGACTTTTCTTATCGAGTTTTCGTCAACTAATGAACCGAATTCAACCTCAATAGAGACAGTAAAACGTATTAAATAAAACATTCCGTTGTCCCAAGCAAGCTGTGTTGAATTGTCAACTTCACCATTTTCGATTAACTCTTTTGTGTCCTCAGCCAATTGAGAAATCATTTTGGTGACATTTAAAATATATCCATTTCCATCTTCACGAACACCCGATCCATCGGGGTATCCCAAATAATCACTGATTGTCTGAAATATTTTGGAATTTATTTTATCTTTTATTGAAATTTTAATTGCTGTTTCTATGAATATACAAATTATAGATTTTTCATAATCCGAAAAATTCTTAATATTTTTTTTGTTTTCAGAAGATATTACATCATTCCAATAATCATAACAATCTATGTCCCAAAACCCTTGTGTTAACCATCTATCTTCTTTTGTCTCACGATCAAAGAATATCTCAAAATCTCTTAACTTATCAATACGATAGAAATATTCATCACCATCCTTTGATAAACCCCTACTATGATCAATTAACACCTCAAATATAAGTTCATTAAGTTCCTGATCACCGACAGATGAAACATATTTTAAAGTTGATGCTGGATATTGGTGATATAGATCAAGTAAAATAGAGGCAGGAATTGAATCACCACTCGATTTAATTTTTTTATAAAAAACTTCAATATTACCACCGAAAAAAGCCTCGATAAATTCTACGAGACTTTTATCGGTTTCTTGTGATAACTCAATAAATTTTTCAATCATATAAATAAATATAATTCACGCCAACAATTTTACGGGTGTTTCCATCTTTGAAAGATGAAATGAGAAATACCTGTTGGATTTGAAACTATTTTTTGTAATATATTTACAGATTGTTGTTAATGATTTTTTTAATTGTTCTGATTTGAAATCAATATATTCATCCAAAAATAATGTGATTTCCAAATTCATAAAACTCCTCTTCCCTTCCTGAATTCCTGAGGTTCTGAGATCAAGATCAACTATTGTTCTTCCGTTGAATATATTCAGATCTATTGAATCCAATAATTTGTGTTTTATGTCCCTTCTTAATGTATTGACCACCGATGACCACGATTCAAGATCTGTTATTGGTTCCACCCACGCCTGAATGACCAAATAAATTGATTTCATAGATTTGAAATCTACCGTACCATAATTTATTTTGAAATCTTTAAATCCATTAATTTTTATTGATTTTCCCTTCTTCATAAAATCCCTTCATATGTAAAAACGTTTATTTTTTGAAAAACATAATAAAAATAAGGGTTATTGTCAAAATTTCGTAAATTCGTTTGTATTTATCGTTACAAATACAACTTATGATAATAGTAGAGGTAAATAAAAAAAATATAGAGGCCGCTCTGAAAACTTATAAATATAAAGTTTATAAGACCCAAGTTCACAAAAAACTGTGGGAAAATAAAGAATATATTAAAGATTCAGTGAAAAACAGAGAAAAGATGAATAAGGCCATCTATGTGAACGACAAGTTTAAAAAGGATTAAACTATCTCGTTCAAGAATTTTCTGAGTTCAAACAACGAACGGTGGGATTTATCATAAGACCCCAACTTTGACTTCAACTGATCCAATTTACCTTCTTCTATAGTATTTTTCTCAAATACAGAAACAATTTCAGATTTAGTTTCTTCAATCAAGTTTGTTAAATCACCTTCAGTTAATTCCTTCATTTCTTTGAGTAATGAAAGTTCTTCCTCTGAAAGACTTTCTAAGATTGGTTTGATTTTGGAATTTGCAATGTCTACTTGCATAGATAAAGGAAGATAAATGGTTTCGTTTACCTCATCCTTTTTTCGAAGATTTTCCAACAGAGAAAGTTTTGTCTCAACCTTTTTTTCTATGTTTGTTGAGAAAATCAAGTTGTCAATAGATTCGTAATTGTTGGATCCTTCAGACAAATATTTTTGAATATCTTTTCTTTTATATAATTCTTTTAATCTATCGATAGATTCATTAAGGAACATTTCACTGAATTCCTTGTCATATCCTTTTTTGGATGACAATTCGTAATATATATTTGTCGCCTCCTTTAAGTTCTTATTTTTTAAAACCTGATTCTTAAATTTGGTAAATGAACTTTTGAAGGTTCCTTTTTTATAACCTTCCACCAATTCATTTTCGAGTTGGGTGATATAACTTCCTAGTGTTTTCATACTAAATAAATATTATGATCCTAGTAACTCGTTTAGTTTTTTATCAATCTCCTGTAAAGATTTTTTAGCTTTGTTGATATTGAGTTCTACAACACCGTTTAACATATTATCTTCAAGGATTAAATTTTCATCTTTTTCTTTGGATTCAGGAGTTACTTCAGCCGGTGGAGGTATAGTCTCTGTTTCAGTACCACCTGTTTCAGCCGCAGGTTCAGGAACTGTGGTTGTACCCCCTACCTCACCAAAACCACCTAAATCAGGACTTGTTGTTTCTCCACCACCTGGTGTTGTTGCCTCACCTGCACCTGCTTCACCTCCCTCCTTTGGTTTTCCATTACCGTACAACTTGTCAATATTGTCAAATATACCTGTCTTGGTAATTACATTCGGAGTTTCTTCAAGTTCCTTAGCTACAGCTTTTTCAATTCTTTGTTGTTGTATATCCAACTTAATTTCTTCATCACTGAACCCAAGAATATGTTTCTTAGCCCAAGAAGCGGATACCGCCTGAATACCATTTCCAGGATCAGTAACTGCGTCTCTGTAGAGTTGGATTTTGGATTGAAGTTGTTCAATCTTCAACATATCCTGTTGTGTTGATGGATTGGTTAGACCCAAAGTGAAGTTATTAAGTTCGTCCTCAAATCCCAAGATATATAGATGAATAATCGCGATTTTATTTAATTCTTGAATCATCGCTTGTTGAATTCTATTGATGGTCCTTGAAAATCTAATATCCAAAAGAGAAAGATTCTTACCATCACCAACCACTTCTTCAAATCCAAGGAAAGCTTTCGGTATTCTTAAAGCGGTCAATAATTTCTTTTGAATATATTCAATATCCGCAATTTCACTCAGATTCTGAGCGCCAGGTAAAGTATCAATTGGATTTGGTGCGTTCGGATCACGAACAGGAATAAAATAATCCTGATCCACGGCCATCTGATTATATCTCATATCCACATTACCATTCTTTGGATCCACAATTTGGTCTCTCTTGAATTTGTTGGCAACCCTTTGGACATAGGCTTCAACATCTTTATCATCCATATTTCCAACAAAAACTTTGAAAACTCTTCTTTCAGGTGCTCTTGATGTTCTATAGATTAACATCGCATCTTCCGACAAAAGAAGTTGTTTCCAAACTCTTCTTGCTTTTTCTAACATAGAAGTTCCATAGGGTAATTTTGAGTCGTCACCCAAAAGTCTAAAGTGAGCAACCTCCCACGTATTGAATTCTATATTTTTATTTTTCCAAGTAAAAGTTAAGTGGGTATTTTCAACACCGGTATTCATTGCAACGGTATTAACAACCATACCTCTCTCGAATCTTTCGATTTCAATATTTGGTAATTGTTGTGCTCCGACAACACCTTGTTCAGGATCTATCTTTAAATAGAGAAAATTATCACCATACTTACAAGTATTTCTTGTCCACATAGGTAAGTTGGTATTAATATCCAACTTGTTATTGAACAAGTCGGCCAAAATACTTTTGATTCTATTGGATTCTGAATATATTTGAAGTATAAATCCATTTTCATTTGGGGTTGTTGATTCTTCAGCATAAATGTCCAAAGCTGCGGATATTTCGGGTGTAAACTCCATAGATTCATAATCATAATATGAAGCCAACCTTGTTGGTTCATAATATACGGCTTGTGTGTAAAGATTGTTTTCAACCTTTGACCATTGGTTTGCCAAATACAAACTCTGTTGAGCTTGAAGTTTTTCCTTTTCGTATTCCCCTTTAGATTTGGTTCTTAAAATTTCTTTTTTATCGAACCTATATTGAGGAACTTGTTGATCCAATGTGGAATCTGGTCCAAAGACCCTTGAAAGTCGTTGCCAAATTGTATATTGTTGATTAGTTTGTGCCATAGTAATTAAAATAGTAGTTTTTTCAATAAATACAATATTATTATCTTCTCATTCCTCCGAAGAGCCATAAATATTTCTCTACGTCTTTCTGATTATAACTTCGATTGGAATCGTTATTTGTTTGACCATAATACGATGGAACACTCGGATTCATAAAGTCAGTTTTATATTTTACACTTTCATTTACCGTCCAAGAATCAATCATTGCTTTTGCTTGTTCGGTCACCTTTGTAAGTTTGGAAAAACTACTTTCCCCAACATATAAAGCCATAGCAACAGACATAATCAAGTCGTCATGTTGTCCTTTGATATGGTCAGGTCTTCCGTTTATATAAACAAAAGTTAGTAATTCATTATATAATCTTGATGATCTGATTTTGAAACCGTGTCTAATATATTCTTCAAAAGTTGCAATAATCTGAACCCTTTTGTTATTGAAATTAATTCCCGGTATTTTCTCTTGCGCTTTTGGATCATATTTCCATATGTCAGTCGATACTTGACCATCGATATAAAGGTTTTTATACCCCAGCTCTTGCATCTTCCTTGCCGTTGATACACCCATACCACCCGTGATGTCAATAACCACAAATGCGTTGTATCTTTGTGCCCATTTTAAGGCAATTTCAGCGGCAATATCAGGTGGAACTTTGTCCAAAAATTCAACAACCTGTTCTCTTGTATCAAAATCAACTATATTAAAGGTTGTAAAGTCCTCTGAATCACCTCTTGACACATCCACACCCATAATATATTTGTGATCCAATATTGGATCCTCCCAAACCCATAACGCCCCTCCCATCATCTTGTCTTTGGGTTCTTTAATATCATTTTTCTTGATTTTTTCCATAGTTCCAGAGTCAATGACATTGTCACCCGAACCAAGAAAGTTACACTCCAATTCTTGAGACACCTTTCTTCTATCGTATTTCAACTTCTTAACCATAGTTTCAAACCAAGAAGAACAAGGTTTATAACCTTCATTGATTTTTTGAATAACAAATTCAAGATCCAAATCCCAACCCGCACCATCCAACCTAATTACGTGTTCCTCTTCAGAATATTCTTCTTTATTTAACAAATAATGAACTATATCTTTGGTTTTTACTAAATAAAGGTCTTTGGTATATCTTGGATCTCTATACCAATACATTTCAGATATTTTAAAATCATTCATACCCCGTAAAGCTTGATCGTAAATTGAATAATAAATTTGATCAAATCCGTTGGGAGTTGAAATAACTATAACTTTACCACCCGTTGAGAGTGAGGCCATACAAGCCGCCCAGAAATCATCATCCGCTTCAATATATGCTGCTTCGTCAAATACAAGGATAGTTGGGGTATAACCTCTCAATGCGTCTTTTGATGTTGCAACCGCTTTTACTTCACAACCATTTGTCAATCTGAAGTGACGTTGGGAGTTTTTTTCCGATGAAAAACTAACGCCAAACCAATCGGGCCATTGCTCTTGGAAAGACCTGATTTTATCGGCCATACCAACGGCAGTGTCAAGTTTGTTGGCAATGATCAATATCTTTTCAGGTTTTCCCTTCGGAGCTGTGATCAACTTTTTGGAAATCCAAGCTGCGGTGACAGTGGAAACTCCCGCCTGTCTATATTTTAACGCAATATTTTCTTCAAACTTTTCAAAATCCTCAATCAATTTCACTTGGTCAGGAAACAACTTCAGGGGTACGAACCCCTGAACTGTTTGATCATAAGTTTTCAAATATGTTTTTAACGCATATTCAGGACTTTTGACACATTTGGCATATTCTAATAATACCTGTTCTCTTGTTAACCCCATCCATTAATTTAAACTTATTCCGAGATTAGAGAGGAAATTATCCAAGTCTTCATCATCATCTTCTGAACCCATAGCATCTTCATATTCTTGATCTTTGAGTTCCTGAATAATCTCTTTTACCATTTTGTCCACAATTTGCTTGCCTTTTGGTGTTTCTGCGAGAATTTCTTTCATAGTCTTGAAGAACTCGTCAGTACTCAGAGAGGCAATTCTTGATTTGAGATAGAACTGAATGATTTTCTTGTCTTCGTCAAATAGTTCATCAGGATAAGCATTTACCAATTTTTCATATATAATTGGTCCGACTCTCATATCCCAAATTTCATGTGGTAAAGTGTCTGCAACCCCCATAACCATTTCTGCCGATCTTGGATCGTCAGGTAAACCCTGAGTCATAACCAAATCGTTCACACCTTTAAGTAGTTCATGAATGAGAAGTGGAAACCATGTAGCCTGTGCTTTTACGGTTGGAGGATCTGTAGTTTCGTCAACTTCTTCTTTACCCATCATTCCTTCACCACTACCTGCCATATTCAACATTTGTTGGTTAGGCATAATCCAATATAGATAGTCAGCATATGACATTATAACACCATATAATCTTACCAAATCAGGATTCAATCTATCTAATTCTGGAACTACAAGTTGGTACATGTAGTGACCTTTTTTTGCACCACCCTGAATCAATGCATTTAAAATTCTTCTTTTTGCGGTTTCCGCGTTAAAATTCTCCATAGAATTCATAAATGACATAAAGTCATCTTGAAAATCTTCTTCTTCGTCCTCTTCACCTCCGAATTGTTTTTCAATTTCATCCTCATCGTACTCTTCTGGTTTAGAACTCATACCTTGTTTTGAAATTTCACCTGGATTAACTAAGTCCGCTTCAAAATTTACTTGATCTGTAATACCGGTTTCCTTCTTCACCAAATCAATTGCCAAATTTTCCAAATATTCTTTGTGACTAGATTGAATCTGTAGAATTCTATTCGATGCTCCCATAACCAAAGTTTGTAACTGCATCATACCATTCATTCCCGATAAATTTGTTACACCTGTAAGGCGTTTCAAATTTTCAATAACATCCTTGAATCTTTTACTTGCGATAATTTGTTCGAAAGAATCAGGTATTCCATCGTTATTTTTATCGGGAAGAGCAGGATTTTTACTATAAGGTGTTTCTCCTCTGTTAAAAAGATCTTCCAAAGAAGGATCCATTCTTTCAGGACCATCATATCTAATCGGTGCCTCTAATAAAGCCTTTCTTACTGTATTTTTTAAATCCTGTCTCATTATTTCTCCGCCTTTGGTTTTGGTTTATGCTTTGGTTGAAATGGAGTTTTTCTTTCAGGTTTGGATGGTGCAACATCTGGTTTTACAGGTACTGGCTTTGTAAATGGTTCAGAATCAAAAATTTCCGAATAACTCATCCAATCAGGTAATTCTTTTCCTGCCTTTGGTTTTGGTTTGTGTTTTGGTTGAAAAGGTGTTTTTCTTTCAGGTCTCGACGGAACAACACCAGGTTCCTTTACAGGTACAGGTTTGGTTAAAGGAGCTTCATTAACTAATTTAACCAAGTCACCCTTGGTAATACTTGCTGGAATATGTTTTTTAACAATTTTCATAACACTTTCCTCCAAAGATTTAAGATTATCTTCTTTTACTTTTTCGGGTAGTTTTTTGAAATTTGTGTGTTGTGCAAATTCGTCAGCCATACTACACCACTTATTTCTTTCTTTTTTACTTAATGATTCATCATTACATTTAGCAAAGAAGTATTTTTGTTGTGATTTACTTTGAAACTTTTCTTCGATTTCACCTTTTTCACCATTTGATTTTTTTGACTTAATGATATCTAACATAAGATCAATTTCTTCGTCAGATAATTCATTCATCATTGATCTATTATTGTCGGAATCATCATCCATACCATCA